AACCCAACGAACAGCCTCATCAAAATGGTCTTTAGCATCATCGCCATATATTAGTTCTGCAATATATTTAATTGGTCCAACTTCTGCCTCTATCTTATCTTGTTCTAATTGTAGAATAGATTTCTTTTCTGTAAGGACACCAATCTCATCACTAGCATTATTAATTGCTAGTTGTAATGCTTCTCGTTCTTCTTTTTGTTTTGCTCTTTCTTTAAGACCTCTTGTTACATATTCTGTATCAATATAAACATCTAATGCTTTGTCTAATTGGTCTAATGTCTTTTGTGACCTATCAATAATTTTTTGTTGACTTGAAATCTGTGTATCAAGGAGTTCTATTTTAATATTGTTACTAGATGTTGGTTGCACTTGGTCTAGGTGTGCCTTTGATAAGAAACCAAAGATACCCATAGATGTGATGAAGATTAAAACTATAACGGCAGAAGTTAGATACGCCTTTATAGTTTTTGGTACTAATGGATTGCGCCAGTTATTATACAACCAACTGGCGGCTACAAGTTTACCTACTTCTAATGCACTACCCATAGCAATAATAGGCATGGTCGCACCAGCAAATAATGTTGCAAGACCAATTATACTATAACCTGCCGCTATGGCAGATATAGAAATGGCACTTAAAAATGTAATGATTATAGTTAACATACTACTGGTACTCTGTTTTTATTTTATTGATTATTCTCTCTATCTTTATAAAGTAATCTTTATCTGAGGCATAAGCATCGAGTGTATGTAATAGTTTGATTGCATCTGTTTCGCCCTCATCTCTTAACTTCTGATATTTACCAAAAGCTGTACCATTATTTAGTGTATTAATATAATGCAATACACTGTCACATTCATGTTGATACACCTTTACACCCCACTTCTTAGGTTTATTAGACGGCAACATGTGTGGTTCCCTCAAATCATATGTTCTCATACCAAACAAATTCTTACCCTCTAATGCAAATCTACTATTACCCCAACCACTCTCTAAAGAGGCCTGTGCTTTTAGTAAAGTTACATTTACTGGATAAACATCTGTTGTTGTGTTGTAAATATAGTCAACACACTGTTGAACATTGTCTAAGAATTGTTGATTGTTTGTGTGTTCGAAATCTGGTAATTCATACACAGGCATTGCCTGAGCAGTATTAGCTTGTGCCTTGTAAAGGTAAGTGACACAAACTACTACGCCAATTACCGTTACAAAGGCTAAGGTGTTTATGACCACCTTGATATCGTGCCAAATTTTACTGTTTTTCATTTCCAGACCTAACTACCATATAATCGTAACTTGTAATGGTCTCTGCTGGTTTCTCACCATATTCAGACCATGTGCCAATCTTAATGTCGGCGTTACGCTTTTGGAAAAACATAATACGAGGGTCTTCGTGAAGTTTATTCATCTTCTTAAAGATTTTCTCCGCTTGTTTTTCTGTGTAGTTATTTAGGATATCTGTTTGCCAATTACCGGTGTAATAGGTCAACTTCTGTTTGCCACTATCTGCAAAGTCAACAATCTTTGTAGGAATATTGTTGATAATTTCTTTCAAGGCGTGGTCTAGTTCTTTACATTTACTCATTATATAGTCCTCTCTCTAGGTTATTATAAATCTGCAATTTTGAATTTCTTAATAACATTCTTGGTAGGTATAACTGTTGTGTTACCACCATCAGCAAGTTCGTTATTATCATCATAATTGTAGTCACTCATCAAAATATGTACTTGTCTATCTTCTTTTACCAACCAACCAGTTGATACACAGATAGCAGGTTTCATCTTCTGAATTTCTTTCAATGATTTCCAACCAGCGTCTGATTGAATATCCTCCCAATACACCAAATAGAAGTCATATGTAAATGGTATCTCTGGTATATCGTACTTTGTTTTTTTACTTGTAGGTTTGGCCATAGTTTCTCTCTACCTCTACGAACACTCCTTATCAGCAATCTTCGTATCTTTTAACATTGAACACTTATATTTACTATCTGCGTTCATTCTTAATTCAGCGGCTAAACTCTCTAGTATAGCAGGCAAATGTTTTTCTAATACACTTGTCATTTCTAAACTAAATTTGTATGCCAATTTATGCATCTCTGCCTCTAGTACCGATGTATCTACACCATTACCAGATATGGTTTCTTTGACTACATGAGCAACAACAGTTTTGTTGTAGTCATCTGCTTTTGCATTTGACGGTAAAAATATACCCCATATAAAAGCATTAGCAATCAGTAGTGTCACAATCATAGTCTTTTTCATATTATAATGTCCTTTTGTTATCATTTATGTGTCCATTATACATTATTTACAACCATGTGGCAAGCACTTTTTTGCTTTTTTTAGTCTAAAAGTGTTGCAAAAATACAACACTTTGTTCTAGTTTTGTACTGGTTCTGGTAACATGAAGTTGTCATTCCAACCAAATGCTTCTCTCACCAATGCTGAAGTTAGACCTTTGTATTTCTTGTTAAGGTTTTTATCTTTGATACCTAACAACAATTCAGCCTCTTCTGCGTGTAAACCCTCTAACATTTGTATGTACATGGTTTCTTTCTGCGTCTTTGTTGTTTCTGCGTCTGCACCATCTACAAAATGCCATAGTCTTTTACTCTCATTGCGTAAAAGTGAGTGTTCTGTACCCTTTGGTGCTTCATTAGCAATATATGGTGGTACACCTTTTGGTAATGCCCACTTGATATTAGGGTCAAATGCACCTTTTAAGATACTTCTCAAAGCAGGCTGGTCGTGTTCTCTAAGAACAGCCAACTTCTTTGGTTTGTCTTTTGCGTTATTTACTTTTGTTAAAACTTCTGATAGTAACATCTCGCCTGAGCCGTGTGTACTATTCATGGCCTCCATGGCCTTTTTTGATATAATATTTGGGTTTTGCGTAACCATGATTTCTCCTATTTGTATTCATTCATTCAGTAATACTATTTATACGCCTTTTTGCGTAGAGAAATTGCGTTTTGCGTACCATTTATAAAATGCCTTGTCCGTAAAAATCTCTGCAATGTGGTTTGCTGGTACCTGGTCTGTTTTTATACATTCTTCCAGACTTTCATACTCGTAAGTATCTACTTTTCTCTTCATTGGTTTGTCTTTGTTTGCCTCTGCCAATGTTTTCACCATTCTGTAATTTAATTCTTGTTGTCTTGCCATAAAAAAAATGGGGGCTGAAAGCCCCCATTCTCTAATTTAAGTTACGCTGAGTAACCTTGAGCACCAAATAAAGCAGTTTGTCCAGCTGCGATTACAGCTTTTGACGGAGTTCCTACTCTGTAAGATACGCCAGCAGATGTTCTATTTTCATAAATCATCATGCCTTCGTTTCTTAATTTACCAACCATTGCAGCTGGTGATTTAAGGTCGAAAGTGTTTCTTAGTGATTTCCAAGTTACACTGTTACCTTTTGAGAAAAGGTTTCTTACCTTTTCAGTTTTAGAAAGTTTAGTTCTAGCCATGTTTTTCTCCTTTGATTTAAACATATTGTTCATAATGTATTGTAGCATAATTGCTCCTTTCAAATTTGCGTTAAGTCGCCACTATTCAACAAGGCAAGCGTACTGTTGTAGTCGCCATGTTCGAATTCTTTATTTGTTATCATTGTCGGGGTCAAAATCTGGTTCAAAGTGAATATCACCTATCTCATTCAAATCTCTCACCTCATCTTTGATATCATCAGATAATGGATACTGTGGTTTTGCATTATCAATTATCAAATCATACCTACAAGTAGCAGTCTTTTGACCATTTGGTCCGTCTTTTACTTGTATCATCTTATCAGCCAAGTCTTGTGCTGGATGATGTTTCTTAAAATCTCTATAAATCAACCCTCGTATTGTGTCAATTGCCAATGCAAGGTCAACAGTAAATGAAATATTCTTTGTGTTAATACCTGCATTAATAAACTTATCAATCAAAGTGTAAGCAATGTCATCTGTGGTTGCCTCTACAAATTCTTTTGTTTTTTGTTCTGCAATTCTAGCATGTTGCTCAGGATTGACACTACCAACTTTTTCAGGATGCCTGATTGCATTGGTAGGAAACAAGATAACTTTGTCATCACTCATCTATTTGTTCACCCTTAGCAACAAATTCTTCATTGATTTTTTCGCCTTTGTAGTTGACTTCACCTTTGTCTGTGAAATGTTCTACTAGTTGGTTGTAACCACCAATTAACTTATCATCAATCATAATTTGAGGCATTGTTCGTACTTGTTTACCAATCTCTTCAAACATCTCATCTGGTGTATGAAAGTCTTTGCCAAGCATTTTCTCTTCATATGCATGGCCAAGTTTACCGAGCAAGCCTTTTGCCTTTGTACAAAATGTACAATTAGGTTTACTGTATATTACTATCGCCATTTTCTTTCTCATTCGTTAAGTTATTAAATGCCTCTGAAGCTTTTGCTTTCAAGTTATAAGCATCTGTAGCCATTTCAATGTTATAGTTGTACATTTTATTGTACTCACCTAATGGCAATCTTAAACCAATCCATGCTCTGTAATAACCTTTCTTTGTTAAGGTCACATCTTGAGCAAAGATTTCATAACCTCTTACTGGTGTATCTTTGATAGAGTTGACTAATACACTCTCTACCTCAGAAACAATTGTTTTAGTTTCTGTTTTACCTAGTTCTGTTATGAATTGTTTACTTTCTTTGTTCATCTTACCCATAATGATATCGGCCATTTCTGCTTTTGCCAACATCTTTGCTTTCTCTATAGCAAGATTTAAGTCTGGTGATACTGCTGTCGC